TTTTGAATTCCCGCATAACCTTTTTAACCTTTTTTTCAGATTTTGTCATTTTTTTTCTCATTTATTCATTTCCTCCTCTAAAAATTTTTACTTTCGGCATAGTTGGAGCTCCATTTTTCATCATTGAGTCTGTACTTGGAATAGTTTTTGATAAAATTGTCTTTTCAATTGATGTATCCGCTCTTAATTTAGCTAATTCTTCATTTTGATCTAGTTTTTCTTCTTGATTAACTTGATTCATCATTGCTTTCATCTTATCAAGGTCCATTCTCTCTTTACCTTCACGTTCTTTTCTATCATTTTCCATTGCTCTAAGGTCTAATTCTCTTGATCTTAGTTTAGCAATTGGATCATTATCAAATTGTGAAGTAATTTCTTTTTCTTCCTTCATAAATTCTTCCATCATCTCAGCAATTAACTGTGCTTTTCTTGCTTCAATCTTTTGTTGAATCTGCATCATTTGCATTTGCATCTGTTGAGCCATCTGTGGATTCTGTTGCATCATTTGTTGCATCTGTTGAAGTTGTTGTAATTCGTCTCTGTACTCTAATTCAATCTGTTCTTGAGACATTAAACTAATATGTTCAAAAATATTTTTCTCTAATGATGCCATTACCATTGGATTATTTCTTGCCATATTCGTTGCCATGAAATTTAAGTGTGCAGTTATATGTGATCTATGATCTTGACCTGGAAATGCTTGAAACTGTTTACCCCCTAAAGCATCAATATGTTCTAATGCAGGATCTTTTGGCATTGGTTGTTGTGGTTTAATTAAAACACTATCAATATTTTTTACACCTAATGCTTCATACATATTTCTATACGCTTGATACATGTTGTGCATCTGTGGATTAGAAGTTGCCAGCTGCAGTTCTGTTTGAGCGAGTGAGATACGCTGTGTTTGTGAAAAAATGTTGGGGTCAGCAACTGGCAATATATCTACCCGGTCATCAAAGTCTGATTGCATAATCATTCTCTGGCCCCCAACTACATCATATGGATATTCTTGAGGTAGATATAACTTGAATACTCTAGCCATGAGTCTAAATTCATTTTTCAAAGCTGAGTAAATTCTTTTATGTATTGCTGACATGGTTCTTGAACCACGTTCTAATAATGCAACAGTTGTTCCAACTGCTGCTTGTTGATTACCATCTCCAACTTGTAGATCTGCAATCGATGCAAATCTTTGACCTGCTTGAACAACTATACCCATCAAACTTAATAGTGTTTGACTAGGCTCTTTAAACGGAAGCATCATAAATGAATCTCTTAAATTTCCACCAGGTGCATCTACATCTCTAAACTCTCCAGGTTGAATAGACTGTGCATCATCTCTAATTCGAATACCACGCATTTTAAAACCAGCGGGTAAATTAGACAGGGTTCCGGCATCCAATAATTGTCTTAATGCAGCAGTTGCAGTACGTGACAATCCACCAATCATGTGAATTAAACCAAAACCATAAAAACCTAAACCTGGTAAAAATTTAAAATGAACAAAGTATTGAACTTTATTTTTACTAGCATCACCAGCTTCATAATTTCTTTTAATTGAAAGAATCTCTCTAGATGATTCTTCAAGGGTTACAATATAAGGAATTTTAATTCCTGACGGCTCACCAGTCTCTTGATCGGTATCTTCAAATCCTTCAAGATCCAAATCTACATGACATTCTAAAATTGTATAAACATCTTCATTTTGTGTTTTAGAAATTCCTTCAAGCTCTCTTTCTTTTTTATCAATATCAGACTCTTGATCACTTGGTTTACCAATATCAATGTCTCGATAGAAACCTGCAACTTGTTGTTTTCTTAATTCATTTTCAGAAATTTTTACACGATGAATAATTGCTTCCGCATCGTCTAATGAGGTAGCAGTGTACGGAACAATTAAATCATCTGCAGGAACAAATTTAGAAACTGCTCTTTGTTCCATTTCATCATAGTATACTTTTTTAAAAGTACTACCTGAAAGTGGTAAATGAAATAACATAGAATCAAATTCAGGTTCATATTCTTTCATCTGATCCATGATTTGATAATTCATAAAATCTTTAACACGACTTGCTTGTTGAACTTTTTCTGGAGTTTGTAATCCAATAATTTGAGTTCGAACCGGTCCATCTGCTGGTAAGAGTTCTTTATAGGCTAATGCTTGAAACTGTGTAACCGCTTCTGCTAAAACTGGATGAGTTGCACCAGATGCACCATTAAAAGGTTCTGTTCTTTGATCATATTTAAATCCTAATAAATCTAAACCTTGTGTATAAGTTTTCTCCCAATCTTTTCTTGAACTTACATAATCTTGATATTTAGATGAAAGATTTGATGCAAGTCTACCTAGAACATCATCAGGTAAAAAGTCTGCAAGGTTTGCATAATGCTCATCACCCCCTTCAGGTGTAGCTGTTGCAGGATCTAAATTTATATCGACCGATCCATCTTCGTTCTCTGTGACTTCTATATCATCAGGGGATTGTTGTTCTTTTTGTAATTCTTCTAATACCTGCTCTTGAATTTCTTCTTCACCAGGTAATTCAAATTCTTTTCTTGGTTCGTTCGGTAGAGCTTTGTCTACGTTGTCCATATTGTCTGCCATTTATTTTTTCTCCAGATTGTTTGACTGTTGTAACAGTATTATAGGAAATATTCAAGCCCTGAGGCGTGGGTCCTGATTTAGGGGGTATGGTAGTGGTTAATCGTTTAGTCATTAATTTAATCCTTCTTTACCTTTTTCAGTGCTGCTTTATTAAATAATGATGCAAGGCCTCCGGCAACAAAACCTTTTCTGATCAATCCACCATCCGCTGCAGCTACACCCATTTGTTCTTGTTCCGCTATATTGTAAGCTTCCCTTTCTTCCGGTGACATTTTTTCAATTCTATCTAATTCATCTTTTACAAATTTTCCGTATTTGTATAAAGCTTCACCACCTAATGATGCAATACCAACTGGTGATGCAATTCTAGCTAAACGCATTGCTGCTGCTGGAGACAAACCTAAATTTAATGCTCTTTGCAATAAAGAATTCTTAACTAGTTTACTTGTTTGTTTTACAAGTTCCGGTGCAAGTGCAAGTTCTGCTTCTATACCAACTCTTTGCATAGCGTCTTTAGGATCTAAACCAAATCCTCCAGTAAGCACTGCAGCTCCTAATGGAGTTCCAAAATAAGGTAAAGTTTCACCTATACCTTTTAATAAACCTAAGTTAGCACCAAGAGTCGGGCCTCCGGTTCTTATGTTAAAATTTTTAAACATATCTCTTGTTTTAGTTTTTTCAGGCACAGGTATTTTTTTACCTTTCATTTCTTTTAAAAGTTCTTCGTAGTTTTTTCTAGCCACTACATCTTCAGGTGTTTTTTTCTTTAACTGTTGTAAAGTCATATCTGTCATTCCTCTATCAACTGCTTTTAAAGTATTAAAACCTCCTTCAGGTAAATAAGGTTCTCCTGTAACTACATCTAAATTCCAACCTCTTAAAAGGTTAGCTGCTTTCTTACCTTGTTTACCTCCACTAGCAACTAAATTTTGTATAGCAGTATTATTTTTATCAATTAATTTTGCTATTTTTTTAGTAGGGTTTTCATCATACGCTCTTTTTAATTTTAATTGTTCCTTATATAAAGGTTTTAATTCATCATTTAATTCTTCAGCATACACTTGATTTTGTTTTACAGTTTGTGGAGCTAAAGCATCTACTGGATATTCTGCTCCTAATGCTTTAGCTTGAAATATATTTGCGGTATGAGCATTTTCAAATATTTTACCTAGACCTAATTTTTTTTTAGTTGTTGAAAATCTTTTTTCGGGAGCTTGAGTTTCTTTGGTAACTACATTTCTTTTTTTAGCTGCTCTTTCTTTACCACCTGTAGATTCTGGTCCTCTTTTACTTTCAGTAAATTTAAAACCTTCATCAATTAATTCTTGTTTTCCTCTAGTCATCCACTTAGGAGTTCCGGCTTTTGGATTTCTTTCTATATTAAATTCTTCCATAACAATTTTTTTAGCTTCATTAGGACTTTTATCTTCTTTAACTAATTGTTTAAATCTATTTACTTTTTCAGTAAGTCTTAATGCTCCAGCTTTGTTTATTTCTTCTAAAGCTTTTAAGGAATTTGGACTTGTTCCATCAGAAAAATTTTCTCTAGTTAAACTTGGTAAAGTCTCACCAGGATTTTCTTTTGCAAAATCTAATAGTTCCTGTTTCCTGTTTCTAAAATAATTTATTCCTTCTTCAGGTTTTACAATTCCTTGTTCAACTGCTTTATCTAAAATGCCTTGTAGCTTTAAAAGCATTTCATCTTGAGGAAATCCACCAATCAAACCTTTAATGTACAGATCTGCTTTTTCTTTAAAAAAATCTTCGGTTAGGGGTTTCGGTTTGGGTTTTGATGTATCAGGAGTTCCTTCTTTAAATGACTTACGAGTCAGATAGGACATCATTTGTTCATAGTCACCTATCTTCATTTTATAACCCCATTAAATACTGTAAGCCACCTTTTGAGTTCTTTTTTCTTCTAATATATTTATCAAAATTCATTCTACCACCCATGGCTGCATTAGATCTTTCACTAAAAGCTTCTCTAGCTTTTCTTGCAGCTTCTTCTGGAGAAAAACCTTGTTCTAAAAAATCTTCATATAATTTTTCTAAAAGTCTTTCATTCATATCATCAGAAGCCATTAAATTATTAATTCCACCTTCTGCATTTGGTTTTCTGCCTTTAGGATCAAAATCTTTAAACATTTTTTCTTGATCAACTTGTTTTTTAATTTGTTCTATTTGTTCATCGGACATTCCTTTTGGTGCATCAGGATTTATTTTAATATCAAACATACCTGATTGTTCTAAAATCTCATCCATACTTTTAGTTGATTTACCCATTCGTTCCAATTCAATCATTTCTTCTGCAACATCTTTAACATCCATTAATGCATCACCACCAAAGTTTTTTTCAAACACTTCTATTGGATCTACTTTATCCGGTACTTTAATTCCTGATCTATCTAAAATTTTTCTAGTAGCTGTTCTTGTAAGCCCTGTTGCCAGATCCATGCCAGGTTGTTTCATTTGTTTTAAAGTCTCAATTCCTGATTCCAGTCTTTTCATTACGGGAGATACTTCTTCTCTTTCCTTTACCATTTGTCTAGCAGCTTTTAATGTGTCTTGAAAAAGTTCATCATCACCTTCCTTTTTCAAAGTTTCAATTCCTTCTTTTTTCTTTGGAAAAGGAATTATTTCTGCTGATGGTTTTGGTTTGTTTGTAATTCTAGTTAATTCTTTTTGACCTTGATTAAATGCATCGTTAATTTGTTTTCTAAACATATCATTGATTTGACCAAATTCTCTTTTGGCAAAATCAAATGCTTGGTCAATTGTTTTAATTGCACCACCTTTAGTTAAGTTTCTAACTGCTTGTAAAAATTTTATAACTGGTCCTATAGCCATTAGTAATACGTCCTCTGTTTTTGTGGCATGGGTTCATCCTTATAATCATCAGGATGTTGAATCAAACCACCTTGTCTAAAACGCATCACCGCTTGAGTCATCGAGTCCACCAAGTCATCATGGTCTCCATAAGGAAAAGCTGCACATTCTTCGATTACTTCCTGTGCGAACTCCATATCTTTAGGAGCATAGATCTTACCAGACTCAAACAACGGCGAAACGCTGTTTACCCTCGTATGTTTATCGTTACCTTTAGAGGGTGAAAAGTTTATAACAGGAATCCCTAGTTTTCGCAACTCATATGTTAAAGGTAGACCAGATGCTTTAGATTCAACAATTACGGTTTCAGGGTTCCAGTATCCATACTGATCCATAGCGATCCTACGGAGTTCAGGAAACTCATATCGTCCTTTAATTGCATCGACTAATATCAAACAAGGACCAGAATCTTCAGATGGCGTAAATACACCCCAAGTGGTAATAGCAGAATAATCCGCCGTTTCTTTTTTCATAAATGCAGTGTCATATGATTGTATGACATGTTCGAGTGGAGGAAGTTCATCGGATTCCCAATTCTTCCACCATTCTCTTTTGATCAATGCTCCTTCTTCACCAGTTGGATTTTGCATGTACTGTGCATTCCATTTTGATAATGGTATTGATGCACGAACCGCTTCTAAATCCTTCAGGTTCCAGTATTCAGGCCACAGGGGTTCACCATCAGGCATAATTGCAGGGAACTCAATTACTTCCCATTGATCTGCTTTAGGTTCCTTTTGTGCTTTGATTAATCTTCCTGCAAGATCTTTTTCATTCCATCTTGTCATTACAATTACAATTGTTCCACCAGGTTGCAAACGCTGACGTGGACCTGATGTGTACCATTCATAAGTTCTATCAAGAGCTTGTGCATTCATTGCATCTTGTTCAGTGTGTGGGTCGTCAATAATTAATA